TTGGTTTTCGGCGCCTTGGGGGCGCTCGCCTTTTTCTTGGTGCTTTTGGCGGGTTTCATAAAATTACTGGTCAAATGTACAGGGAGGGTTGGACAACGGCTGTCCTAGACCCCGAATTGGTTAGCGATTCGGCGACATCGTTGAGCAAGTCCCAGTTACCGGGCTTCCGGTGCTTGTTTGGGTCGTAGCGGACGCTGACGCGGTTGCTGATGTCGTCGAAGGTCCAGAAGACGAACTGATTGAGGTCGGGTAGGTAGGCGGCGAGCACGTCGAAGTCGTGGATTTCGTAGGGGCGGGCTTTCAGTCCGCCGGTGGCGCGCTTGACGGAGACGTGGTAAGCTCCGCGGTCGATAGTGGCGGTCTTGACCTGCACGGCCAGCGGCCGGACGCCGTCTCGGGTCAGTATCACGTCGGCGGTCTGGGCGTGGCCGAAGGGCGTGAAGATCTCCCAGTCCTGCACCATCGCCCCGGCAATGAAGAGGGTTTCGGAGATTTCTCCTTTGCGGCAGGCGGACAAGACGGCGCCTCCGGTGATGGGGGCGTGGATGCCGTCTTCGAGGGCGAATAGGTTGCTCATAGGGTTAGGCTGCGTTTTCTTTCGCGAACTGCTCGCGCATCTCGGCCAAAGAGCGCTCGAGGGCGGTTTGTTTGGGTTGGCCCTGCACAGGCAAAGGGATCGGCTGGCGCTGTTGGCGCAGTTTCTGCAGCTCGTCGGGGAAGACGACGCCGGAGTAGTTGTTAACGATGGCGCGCTCCATCTTTTCGACCGCATCGCGCTCGTTGAACTCGGCCAACTGCTTGAGCAGTCGGCGGGCGCCAATCTCAGTGAGGGGCGACCGCTTCTGGCGCTTGTGCTCAATTAAATCAACCCAGACCGCAGCGAAACCCGGACCATGCGGCAGGGGCAATGATGCTGGGTCAAATTTGGGAGCGGTGGCGCGTTTTGGTTTGTCGGCCCTTTCCGAAGAAGAAGGTAGCGAAGGCGATGAAATCGCCGGAGCGGTAGTTAATGACCGTTTTAAGACGTTACTTTGTGTTGGGGTGTCAGAATCGGACGGGGGTAATGTCACGCTGACACCGGGGGTAGTGTCAGAATCGGACGGGGGTAATGTCACGCTGACACCGGTCTCATTCTGACACCTGCCCTTAACCGGAAGCTGCCAGACCGTGGCGAGGTTGCGCCCGTTCAGCGTTTTGGCGCCCTCAATAGCTGTCAGCTCGCCGCTTGCCTCGAGACGCTTGATGCATCGGGCAATAGTGCTGCGAGCCAGCTTGGTCTTCTTCTGCATGGTTCCCCAGCTTCCAAAGCACCGACCGCTTTCGTCAGCAAAGTCGGCAAGGGCCAACAAAACCAGCAAGTCAGCGCCCTCGGCCCTACTGTCGTACCACGCCCAAGTTGTTGCTTTGACGCTCATGCGGCCTCCTCTTGCTCAAGCACATTGCGCCGGATGCCGCTGATATACTTACCCATGTTGACGTCCACGCCGCCAAAGCGCGGAGTGGTGGCGCAAACGGTGTAAGCCTGCTCAATCCACGGGTAGACAACCTCTTCGCCAAACTCTTGGACGTAGCTAAAAATGATTAGGGCCGTTTTGCGATCAACCTCAGATTTGCCGGTGATGGAGCACCACAACTGCACAAGCGAATTAAGCCGCGCAGTGCGGTTGGCCGCAGCCTCGGCAGCCGCAGCCGCAGCAATGCGCTGCTCCTGCATTTCTTGGGCAAGCCGCAGCCGATCCGTTTCGGTTGGCACGGTTTGTTCAATCCGGTTTCCGGCCTTGCCTTGGTTGCACTCTACGCAGGCCGTAACTAGGTTCGCCTCATCGTTGGTTCCTCCTTGGCAGACAGGAACAACGTGATCAATGACTAGCGGCACCCGATCCGACTGCTGGCCGCAATACCGACACGAAAAATTGTCGCGGCTGAAAATTGAAAACCGCAGACGCTTCCCGATAGACTTGCGCTTACTCATCGACGCCACCGGTTGCGGCGGATACCGTCGCGGTTCTCAAAGACAAGGCGGCCCTCGGCGTCAGCTTTGACGTACACACACTTGATGCGCTCGCCGGCCGACCAGTCCGCGGCATTCTGCACTGAGCAGATCACTGACTCCGACCAGTCCGGCACAGAGACAAACAGCAGGCGTCCGTTGGGAATCTTCTTGGGGAGGACAGCGCCGGTAACCTCGTCGCCGGGCTGAAGGCCGACCTGCTTGGCGGCCGTCTCGGCGAGCTGCTGGTCGGTCATCGGGGTGGCCTTGAGAAGATTTTCACTTGGATCTTCGGGCGGTTGACTGATGGGTTGGCTAATGGTTGACTTTGAGGCAGTTAGGATGTGCTTGATCATGGCTTTTTATAAAAAATTCTGTAAGTCGCTATCGGTCGGGGGATTACAGCAAATTGATAAAGCTGCATCCCCCCGACCCCTATAACCCAATACTATCATCAGAATATATAGTGCATTGGTAATGCCCTTGCACATCGGACAGAGGAGTCTCAACAAGGTCATCATGGCTGCGATATAGACGGATCGGATTCCTCTGTAGGCGATAATGAGACTGACGGCAGTGCCGCGGCCTTTTGCGCGTCCGGTTCCCGAGGGCCGACCGGTTCAAACGCCACATCGATGACCTGATCGCTCTTCAGCCCGCTCACAAAGCTGGCCCAGGCATCAGCCGCCGGAGCCATCACATGCTCGACTCGCTGGGTTGCGCCACCGCTCAACAACTCTGCCTTCTCAGACGCCACAGCCGACATGATGACCAATCCGTGGTCCTTCATATCCGGCACGCGATCAAGGAGTTCAGCCGTGCCCACAGCCGCGAGTGTCTTCCAATTGTTGGCTGCCGTCTGGCGGGCCTTCTCAAGCGCCTCGGGCCGGTTGCGGATCAGCGCGATGACAGTGTGATAGCTTGTGTTATAGGCTCGAGCGATGCGCGTGGCGGGCATGCCACTGACATGCGCTGACAGAATCTCAGCGACCTTGCCCGGAGGCACATCTTCGCCGGTGTGGCCTTGGACGCTGACCAGCTCCTTGCCTGCATCATCCTTGATGATCTTGACTCGGTGTCCGCCAGCCTTGGGCTTTGATCGTGTTTTAGGTCTCGCCATAAATCATTCCTCCGCATCGCCACGCAGCACAGCCGGACGCACCCAATTCGGGTCATTCTCGCCACCTTCACGCCCGCTCAATAAAAGCGGCTCCTGCGCGATTTTAACGCCCTTGCTATGGGCTGAGATCTCGTTAAGCGCGCGGGTCAGACTCCGCACTACGCTTCTGGCCTTGGTCGCCGTGCAATCCATGGCCCAGGCCGTCAAATGTCCGCCTTGCCAAGACCGGAGATAGGGCCGCGCGCCTTTGATTGTGCGCAGCACCGCGGTCAGCTTCGGCTCGCGGCTTTGGAAGAACCACCGCTTGCCGCCGGTGTTCCAATAGCACAGCGCCGCGGGATAGCGCGGGAGGCCGGTCTTTGGGTTGACTGTGTTGCGGACGATGGACGCGCCCAGAGTCGAACTGGGGTCCGGCAGTTGTTTGCGCCGTCGAATCCTGTTGTCCGCGCCCGAAGTCATCGCAGCATCTCCCTGTAACTCTGCGTCAAATCATCCCACTCAAATCCCTTCGGCGCCCGCAGCCGCATCCAGCCATCCCGCAGCGAGTACCAGCCCTCGAGCTTGTAGTTGTACTCCCAAGCTGCCGGCGTGTTGTGCGGTGCGGTGGCCCGCCAGCTCGTCCCGGCGCAGGCCGAGAAGAGCAGGCAGGCGATGGTCGCTGCGGTCGCCTTGATCATTTCTTGGCGAAGAGGCGCCGGCAGACCTCGAGGAGTGCGCCAGCAGGCAGGCACGGCGAAGTGCCGTAGTTGTCCGTGATCTGGGCGCCGCAGTGGCGAGCAACCATCTTCCAGAAGTTAATGTTGTCGATAGTGCGGTGGTTCATGGCTGGTGCTCCATCAGCTCGCCAACGAGAACTCTCCAAGCCCGCTCAACGGTGGGCACGCAGACTCCATTGCCGAGGAGTCGCAGCTCATCGGTGCGATTGTCTGTGGAGACGTGCAGGACGGCATCGTCCAGCCGATGGGTAAGCCCATCAGCGTCTCGACCCAGCGTGGGTTGAGTTTGCCGCTGCTCCGCTTCATGTCCTCCGGCAGCATCGACCTCGCTCCCGATCCGCCGTCCAAGCCGTGGCTGCCGCCGTTGCCGGTGCATGAGGCTGGTGTCGGCCACATTCCATTGACCATCTCCGGCAAGTTCTGCCCTCGAGATTCCCATTGCTTGCAGGCTTCCGGTGTCGTTGCACCCTTGTGGTCGCAGGCATTGGGCGTTGCCAACCACAACCCTTGGCGGCTCCCAAGCGAACTGCTGCTCGCCGGGGCGGCTTGGCCATGGAGTTGCACCGCAATGGTCAGCTGTGTCCCGCATCCGTTGCCGTTGTAGCCCTTGGCCTTCATCGCTTCCTTGCGCTTGAGCCATGTCTCCGGCGACTCGCCGTCTTGTGAGACTTGGGCGTTGGGCGTTGGCCACCTCGCTACTGCGGCCCCAAGATTTGGGTTCACTCGATTGCCTTGGGTCGGCCCGGAATCTTTCCAGTCCCGCGCGTTTGTCGCGCGCCAAGATGAAAATCCTTTTCCTCTGGTGAGGCGCGCCGCACTCACTCGCGCTCGCCACGCACCACGTCGTTCGGTAACCCAGTCCTGCCAAGTCTTGCAGCACGTCGGGAAGCCCAAGGCTGATATGTCCCTCGACGTTTTCAGCGAAACAGACACTTGGTCGCATTGCAGCAATTCCGGCTGCGATAAACGGCCAGAGGTGTCTTGGGTCTTCGGCGCCGAGTCGCTTGCCGGCGGCACTGAATGGCTGGCACGGATAGCCGCCAGAGAGGATGTCCACGCGGCCGTGAAACTCGGCCCATGGGAAGGCTTTAAGATCCGTCCAGATAGGAGCTGGGTCCAAGAGTCCCGCTTCCATTTTAGAGACCAAGTTCGCGCAGGCGAAGGCTTCGATCTCACTAAAAGCGATTGTGCGCAGGCTTGGGATTGCTCGTTTAAGTCCGAGATCAATGCCTCCGTATCCGGCACAAAGGCTGACGTGTGTAATGGGCGAGGTAGTATCCACATGGCTCACGCTGCAACCTCCAATCGCTCACGCTCAACCCGCTGCATCTCAAACATCCGCGCGTAAGCCGACCGCTGCATGGCGGCCAAGTTCATGTTGTCGTCATTGAGCGCGTCGTTGGTCTGCTCCAGCTCACTGATGCGGTCGCGCAGTGCGTAAGTCTCCGAGCGATAAAGATCGCGGGCGATGCGCACGCAGCGCAGCAGCTCTTCAAGTTCGGCGATGCGCTTGTCTTGCTCGTTCACTTTGCACCGCCCTTCCACGATTGAATTGCCCGGTGCGCTTCCAGCATCGCCTCGTAGTACTCAGCCTGGGGCGCTCCTTCGGTGGCCAAGAGCATGCGCTTCACCAGTTCGCGCGCCTCGTTGCGCTCCTTGATGAGCTTGAGCATCGGCGACTGCAATTGCGGCAGCGTGGCAGCCAGCGCTTCAACCACCGGAATGACGGCATCCGCGGGTCCGAGGCACTCGGGATCACCGCACTGGCAGAGAGCGTCTGGGTGATACGGCGCATCAATGGTGAGGTCGATCATTCCGCACCTCCGATCTTGTTGATTGCGGTAAGCGCGGCGAAGGCGCCGACAACGAGGACGACCACAACCGTGAAGGTCGGGTCGGTGAGGTGGCTCAATACTTCGAGCAGGGTGGGTGTGTGGTGTGGTGTCATAAGAAAGGCAAACCTTGGCATTACTTGGCAACGTGGTTAAAAGTTCGCTGCGCCATGAATTTCTCCACCGCTTGGCGCGAGATGCGCGTGCCCTTGTGCGGGCCGATGTTGAAAGCCGGAAGCTCTCCGCTCTTGATCCACGCGCGCACGGCGCGTTCGCCGACGCCCATTCCGCGGGCAACTTGTTTCACAGTCAGTGCAAGGTGGGCATGCATTACTGGGCCAAAGAATGCCAAAGACTGCCAATAGCGCAAGAATTATTTTTGGCATTCCTTGGCGTGGGGTGAAAACCCTATTTGACATCCCTTGGCATCCGTTGGAGTCTATTGGCACACGCCAGCACCTATGAGCACCAAGAAAGCCAGATACAAAGAGGACACCCGCAAGGGCGTCTTCGCCAACCTCAGCACCGACCTGCATGACCGCATGCACCGGCGGGCCGCAGCCGCAGACCACAAGGCTGCCAAGTATGTCGCCGTGGCGCTTGAGTTTTACATGGATCTCGAAGACGCCTTCGGAGGCCCGCTCACTGAGCAGTTCCGGGCGATGATCTTGAGGAATGTCGGCGGCATGGCTGACAAGATGGAAAAAGCGCTCAAGTAAGCGGCCCTCCAAGAACGAGTAACAGCTATTTTTCAAATAATGCGTTGACAGTGCCAACAGATGCTAAAGACTGCCAACAGATTCCAACACACCGCAACCATGAACATCACAACCATCGCCCAGACCGCCGCCGCCCTCAAGCTCACCGAGCTTGTCATCCGGCACGCTCACACGGTTCAATTGGCCCGCGTTCAAACCGCCGATCCGCAGCTCCAGCTACCCATTGAGGGAGCCGAATGAAACCGCTCGCCATCCTTCTCGCCGCAGCGCTCACTGGGTGCCAGACCGCACCCGAGCCGCTCGTCCGCCAGGGCATCCGCATGATGCCGGTGCAGGTTGTCACATCGCCGCCCAACGCCATCATCGAGTACAACAACGAGGTGGTCGGCGTGTCGCCGTGCGTCATCAAGCTGCCGGCCACACCGGAGGGCAACTGGCGGGACTTTCAGCAGGCGCATGTGCTCCGCGCTGAGATGGCCGACTACAGCGACTGGGAGTACAAGGAATACAACGCCGGCGCGCCGATCCCGGAGCGGGTGGTGTTTATTCTGGCCGATGCGCAGCGCGCCCAAATGCAGGCGCAGCGATGGGTGCGATGACTAGGCACGACTACCTGCTGACCGGCACGTTCCCCTGGGGCGGCATCCGCCTCGCCGGCCGCCGCTTTGACAGCCCGGAACTGCTGGCCATGATGCGCCGGCAGTGCCTAAGCGATAGCTGCGTGCGGCACGCGTGCGCGGACCTCGATGTCCTGCCATTCGCCGAGGAGGTTGCGGGGATTGAGGAGTATATTTGCCGCAGGGAAGCGGCTTATGTATAGTCTGCGCAATGATTCCGATGACCAAGCGAGTGTCCCGCAAGCGGCTTGAGGCAGCGTGGTTTGCGCTGGGTCCGCCAGACTATGTGCAGCCAGACAAAACGCAGCGTTTGTTTTGGGCCATTTGGAATGACCCGCCGTATCCCAATCACTTAGACTTTGAGACCTACGAAGAATACGCCGCAGCCATAAGGGAGTGTGAGCGAAACGTGGTAAGGCTTTATTCTGATCCAGACGAAGAGTCCCAGACGGACGCAACATCCACCTCGCGGTCGTAGACAGCGTAAAATCTGGCCGTTGTCTGCGGGCTTGCGTGGCCGAGCATGTGCTGCACTACGCTGATCTTTCCGGTGGCGTTGAGCATGTCGGAGCCAGCTTGGCGGCGCAGCTCGTAAGCTGCCGAGCGCCGGTCTGGCAGGAACTCGCGCACCCAGAGGTTAAAGTTGCGCTCCATGAATTTCATTCGCATGCCGGCGGTGCGACCGACAACCATGAAGTCGTCCGCGGCGAGCAACTCTGGCACCATCCATTGCGGCAGCGCCATGACCCGCCCGCGCTTGTGGCCAGTCTTGAGCGTCAGCTCCTCGTTGGGCCGCTCAATGAGCACCATGACGTGCCGGTCGCCGCGGTCTTCGATCCAGCCCTTGCGGCAGTAGGCGACCTCCTTGGGCGTCATGCCCAGGTAGCGGGTCAGCAGGAAGGCGCGCCGGGTGGCGCCGCCGATGGCCTTGCTGCTGGCGTCCATCTTTTCCAGCGTCTCCGGCGGGATACGGATAAAGGTTGAGACCGGCGCCTTCATGCCCTTGGTTGCCGCGGCAAACTTGGCGATGGAGTCCGGCAGCTCAAAGCCCTCCCAGTCTAAGGGATGGGCGAAGATGGCCCGCGCCGACGCCAAGTTGGTGCGCACGCTGTAGGCGCTGCCTTGAAACTTGGCGCGATACTTGGAGACCAGTGCTGGCGAGATGACCGAGAGCGGCTTGGCCCGCACAGCGTCATTGTCGCCGCCGAGTGCGGTGCGCAGGACGATGAGGAGGCAATTGACATTGGCGTTGCGGCTGGCGATTTTGCTGCCCTGCAAATAATGATTGATAGCCTTGCCAACCGGGAGCGCCGTGGCGCGCATAGCGTGGTCCTTGAGAGCGGTCACGCCTTTGGTCGCCGTGTCATTGAGGATCGCCTTGGCTTTCACCTTGGCCAGCTCGAGGCTCTCGGTGCCAAGCGAGACCCGCTGCCGCTTGCGGATGCCTGGGTTGTAGAACTTCAGCTGCCAGCGCGGCGAGGCCGCAGTGGTGTAAAGACGGCCAGAGATGCCGCTGCTTTTGATGGCGTGCATGCCGACCGTTCGCAGAGTTTGGCAGTGGCGTCAAATAGTTTGGCAAAAGTTTGGCCGATTCTTTGGCAAAAAGATGGGTATCTGTTAGACGTTGTTGGACGCTGTCAGCACCGCCCGTCAGAAGAATTTGATAGTTCGCCGGCATAGCACAGCGGTAGTGCACCTGATTTGTAAAGAGCTGCCCAGCCCTGTATTCATGCGGGTCTCCAGCCACTTTGGCCGATAGTTTGGCATTGACAAACGCCTCTCAATCCGTCATAATATTGGCGGACAATGAGGGAAGGAGCAGAGTGGAAAAAGGGAGATGTCCATGCGCAAAGCGGCCACATCTTTCAAGGCTACCGCAGGTATCGCCGTCCAGACGGCACCTACAGGATCGCAGAGCGCTGGGCCAGCCCTGCCTGCCAGGCCAAGAACAACAAGGAAGCGATCCGCGCGGCCAATACCGCTTACTACCAAGCCAACAAAGAGCGCATCCTGCGCAACACGGCCCAGTGGAAAAAGGAAAACCCGGCCAAGTTCGCCGACCACCGCCGCAAATATCTCCGCAATAGCCCCAAGGCGCGAATCGCCAACAATTCCCGAGACCGTATCCGCCGCATGATTGGAAGCCAAGGCAAGGGCCGCGGCCGGTCAAATAAGCTTATCGGCTGCGATGCCTATTCACTTTGTCTCATCCTCGAAGCGCAGTTCATGCCCGGAATGACCTGGGAGAACTACGGAACCGTCTGGCACGTTGACCACATCATTCCCCTCGCCACCTACGACCTCACCGATCCCACCCAGCAGCGCGAAGCCTTTCACTACACCAACCTCCAGCCGCTCTGGGCGTCCGCCAACATGGCCAAGGGCGACACGGTGGAGGGCGAGGATGTGGTGCTGGAAATGCTGGCGGCTTAGGCAAAATGAAAGGGCCAGCCGTAGCTGACCCTTAGTCTCCTTCCGGGCGTGCCGGATGAGTTATTTGTTACGCTTTGGCGCAACAAGTTTTTCTGGGAAAAATATCTGAAACGTCACCTCGCCGCCGTCTTCCAGCCGCAAGCCGTCATATCCTTGAGCGATAAGCTGGTCGGTCGAAAACTTATCTGTCTCATTCCAACCTCCTAGCTTGAGCTTCTTTTCATCCAGCAATCGCTCCACGATAGCGCCCTTGCCCGTAGCTGCAACATTGCCCGACTCAATCGAGCTTTTGTCCGTTGTAAACCAAATGGTGCCATCTGCTGCGCTACTTACGTCAAAACCGGCCTTTGCTATTACCTTAGCCGCCTGCGCGCTTGTGCCGTGGTATATGCGAGTCATCTGCGAGGATGCTACTGTGTCTCTGCTGCTTACGCCACCATCCGGCATCGCCTGCCCACGCCTCTGCAACGCCCGCTGCAACTGCGGATCTTCCTGCCGTACGCCACGGCGCTCCAGCTCTGCGCTGATCGCCTCGTTGCGCCGGAGCAGCTCGCGGGTCTGTGCGGCGCCGCCACGCACCGGACGGCCCTCACGCATGCCCAAGGTGGACAGCCCGAGGTAGCCTTGGTTCTCCTCGTATTGGCGCAGGAGTTGGTCGGTGGGAGCGGACTCAAGGGAGTCCGGCATGGCCTGGGCGCGGATTCCTCGCTCAACCACAAGCTGCTCGCCCCTCTCTATTGCAGTATTTCGCAGCTCTGACAATTGTGCCTGCGTGATGTTTTTACCATCAGCATACAACTTGCCGGACTCCCTTGCGTTTAGGCGAACAAATCCTAAGTCCATATAGTCAGCAGTGCTGATGGGAAATTTTCTTCCTTCCAAAATGCCCGCATGACCATGCGCGCCGACATTCAAGAACTTTCCGTCTGGCGTCATCCATGCGGTTTGCGTTGTCATGCGCGGCTGTGCTCCTCCTAGCCGCATAACAGCGTCTTCAATGATCTGCCCGCGCGCCCCCACATCCGGCATCCCCTGAGCCTCCCGCGGGATCTGCTGGGGCATGCGGTTGTTGTTGATCTTGTCGTAGTCGAAGGAAAGCCCCTCGCGGCCGGTCGGCGTGAGGTCGTTGTAGCGGTCGAGGCGGAAGCTGCGCACGCTGCCGCGCGGGTTGAGGTCGCTGAATAGCGGGTTGGCCTTGCGCTGCACGGCGGTGCCGGTGCCGATCAAGCCGTTGAGCATGTCCCGCTTGGCTTGTCCGATACCGGCCTCACCCGGCAGTCCGTTGCGATGGTTGCCGAGGTAGGTTCTGAGGTCCGCCTCAATCACCTGCATATCATTGTTAAAGATCCCCAGCTCGCCGTTGTTGATCGCCTTCATGGCAGACGCGCGGAAGGCGTTAAGATCCATGAGCACCGTCTTGAGGTGCTTGTTGCCCGTCAGCTCCCAGCCCACGAACGCCACCTCGCGCTGGATCGCCCGGATGTCGCCTCGGTTGCGGACGCGGTAAACGCCGTCCTTGCCGTCGCCGATGGCGTTGTAGTCGGCGATGAACGTCATGCCGCGCTCGCGGCTGGCCTCAAGCACTCGGGCAAATTCTCGCATCCATTTGGGGAAGTGGACGAAGTGGTCGAACTGAGCTGGCAGTGTGGGGCCGCTGACAATCGTGCGCCCAGAGTCTGTCGTGCGCCGACCGAACTCCGTTGAGTTGGGAGCCAAGATGCGCGACGGGTTGTACATCGTGTTGGCTTGGGACGTGCGGGAGCGTTCGCGGGTGCGCACCTCGCCAGGACTGCGCCATTGCGTCTTGCCGGTCTCGTCCACATACAGAAACTCGTTGCCAACTTGGCCGCCCTTGTCCGGGTCTGGGCGCATCTTGGTGTGTGGCGAGCGGGCCGCGCTGTCAGGCGTGCCATCGACAGACACCTTGGTGCCGCGGGTCTCCCGCTTGCCGGCGTCCTCTAGTCCGGCCAGCAAATCATTGTAGGCGCGCACATGCTCGATCATCCGCTTGCGCAGCACCGGCGACTGGAAGAGCGGGTTGTCGCGGAACAGCACCGAAGGGTTGTCCAGCGGCTTGCCGGTCGTGCGGTCGAACTTGGCGCCCAGCACCTCCAGCACGCGCGCCGAGGTAGCCAGAGCGCTCTCCAGCACCTTGGGTCCGCCTGCGCGGATGCCGCGGAAGTCGATGCCCTTCGCCTCACCGGCAAACTGCTCGGCTGTTACCTCGTCCCTTGCCCAGTCGTAATCATTGCCGCCCCTTTCGCGGCTGCGCTGGTTGTATTCATCGATGCGGGCGTCGATCAGCGCATCGCGCTCGGCAGCCTCCACCGGCTTGCCTTTCATCACGTCCGACATGGTGCGCTTGCCGCTGCGCACGTCGGCAATCTCTTCCGGCGTCAGCGCTACGGCCCCTTCATGCGTGCCGAACATGATGTCGCCGTCAACGATCTGCGCCATGTATTCGCGCCCGCGCGCCTTGATACCGTCCTCGCCGTAGACCTGCGTGACGTAGTTGCGCATGTCAGTGCGGATGTCTCCGTCAAGGATGTCGCTGGTCAGGATTGCGTGGGCAATTTCGTGCGGCATCGAGCGGCTCGGCGGCATGTAGTCCACGACCTGCTGACCGGCCTTGACCGTGTCGCCGTCATTGACCAGCAGTCGCCGTCCCTTGGGTGCAGCGATAAATTCCGTGCGGCCATCATTCCCGCGGACACGCACCTCGCGGACGCCATCGCCGCGGTCACGGACGCGCACCTTGCCATCCATTGAGGCTGGCTCGCCGACATTGATGAAGATACGCGCCGTGCCGTTGCTGGCCTTCTCGATGAACACACCAGCGCCGGTCTCGTTGCCCGTGGCCCGCACGTCCACATTCGCGCGGTAGTCTGAGGCGCGTAGAGTCACAAAGTCTGTCTTGCCCGCCACCACACCCTGCATTCCGGCGATCTGGCCGAGGCGGTCACGTCCAAGGGAAATTAGAGCGGGCACATCGCCGTTCACCGCATGCACGTCGATCAGCATTCTGGCGATGTCGGCATCTTTGCGAGAGCTGCTACGCCCGAATGCACCGGCAAATGGTCCCGCAAAGGTGCCGAGCGTTGCGGCGCCACCAACAATGGCCCCCGCTTGCTCTGCGTCCGGCGCCAGCAAGGCGAACGGCGTAGACGCCAGCGTGGCCGCAATACCAGAAGACACGGCGTCATCCGCAAAGCGCACCGCCTGCGTCACGCCCGCGCCGTCAGCCAGTCGCGCCAGCTTCCGCGTGATCTCCGGGTTGTCGGGGTTTTTGGCCACACGGCCCAGCGTGCTTTCCACGCCATTGGCGTAGGGTCGCATGTAGGCGGCGTATTGTGGCGGCACGGTGCCGGTGCGCAGCAAATCATCAGCCGCCGCCTGACGCACGGCACCAATATTGCCGGCGCGCATCTCGCGCAGCACCATGGCGCCAGTGCCAGCGGCTTGGGAGGTCTTGCGGATCGTCCCGCCGACCAGCTTGTAGGCTGGCACAATACCGCTTACCGCTGCGACCGGCAGCAGCACGCTGTCCATGCCATCCGTATTGGCCGCCAGCAGACCTGCGCCGCCGCTGACCGCAGCAAGCGAGGCCACCTGTTGCGTTTTGCTAAGTCCCGTCTTGTCGGTAACGCGCGCAGCGACCCTAGACCCAAAGTCTTCCATGCCGTCCGCAACTCCAGCCAAGCCGCGCTCAACTGCCGGTAACGGCATTCCAGTCACTCGAGACAGGCGGCGCAGCACGCGCAGCTTGGAGAATATGCCGGCGCCCATTGGCAGTGCGTTGGTAATATCTAGGCCCATTGCCCCAATCGTTGACACCGCCTGCATGGGCTGCTGCCCCAAGACCGTTGTCTGCTCGTTGGGGAAGGTCATTGTCTTCCCGCCCATCGTGGCCTCAGTAATGTTGCCAGCGTGCGAGCGGGCGTAGCTGTTCTGCTGCAGATAGCGCTCGTAGTCCTGCTCCTTATCCGGGCCGAACGGCGTCTCCTCAAACACACCCTCGTCGCGCGCCTTGGCGATGGCCGCCATCACGTTGTCGCCATCGACTCTTTCGTTGCCAGTCTTGGGAACTGCGGCGGCGATTTCGCGCATCTTGGCGTCATTGGCGTTGCCGCGCTGGATGGTGTCGGCGACTTTGTTTTGCCCCCAATTAACAAGCTGCAGCAACTGCACGCCAGCCTTGCGGCCAATCTCCATGCCAGTGGCTAGGTTACGCGCCGCAAAACGATCTGGGCGGAACATGTTTTCAAACCAGTTTTCGCGCAGCTCTGTGCCGGCATCCATGCCGAGACTTAGGAGGTTGCCCGGGACATCCTCGGCGCCTTGAAAGAATCGCGCCACCGCATCATCCTGCTGCTGCCGGTGATCGTACAAGAGCGAGTGCTCCGTATTGGTCAGAATGCGCTGCGGGTCGCGGCTGGCGACCTCGAGGTCTTGGTAGAACTGCTGCTCTTCCTGCTCCGAGATAGGCTGCGCCGTTGCCGGATCAAACGGCTCATCCAGAGTCGCCGTCTTCCAGTCAAACTCCGTGTCGATATTGACCGGACCCTGCGTTGGGGCTGGCATTGACCGCTGGCCAAATGTGGTAGCGGTCAGAGTCGCGGAGGGTTTGTCCTCCTCAACCGGCTGCGCTGTCGTCCAATCGAAATCGGGGTCGGCTTGGGCCATTGCTAAATCTTGTCGAAGGTTGGTTTTCCTTGTGCATCGTATCCGCGGAACCTTGCAGGGCGCCCCTGGCCGTCACGATAGATTTTGCCGGGCTGGAATCCCGGCGCGGCAGCAGCAGGTGCTGGCTGCGCTGATGGCGTTGACTGGGTTGCCGCCGTGGGGGCGCTTTTGTTGGGGCTTGCGATTGCTTTTTGTTCCTCTGCCTTATTCTTAAACATGTCGTACATGCTCTCAAAAATTTGAGCATAAGACTCATCGTCGCGGCGATAGTTGAGACCACCCGTTGCGGCAGAACGAAGCATGGCGCGTTCTGTTTCGGTGAAGTTGCCCTGTCCTCGGTTTGCCTGAGCTTCGGCCAATGCGAGCGTGGACTCTAAAGTGTCATGGTCAACGTACCATCCCACTCGATCTCCCTTTCCACTGCCAAAAACGCTGGCAATCATGCCGCTATCGAACGGCCCAACGCGCCCAAAATACTTCGGCGTCTTTTTCTCAGAATCCTTTTCGCCCTTCTTGAATCCGCGCAGGCGGTCCATGATCGAAAGAATGTCGTTCGACATTTCCACCGTCTTTTGCGCCTTTTCGGCTTCCACTGTTTTAAGCGCCCGCGCCTGCGGTGTCTGCTCCTGCGTTGCAACCCGGTCTTGCTGCGCGTGCCAATCTTGCACCAGTCCCGCCGCATATTTCGGATCAACCTCTGCGTATCCCTCCGTGCGCTCGTAGACATGGCGCTGCGCTGGAGACCAAGACTGCGCGATGGGCTTGACCATCTCAACGGCCTTGGCCGGATCGCCGGTCTGCTGGAGCGCCTGCTGGTAGGCTTGGCGGAAGTCGTTGATGTAGCCGAGGTCAAAGAACGAGCCTTCGTTTTGCAGCGCCGGAGTAGCGCGGCGGACTTCTGTCTCCTGCGTTGTTGAGGGAGCCTGTCCTGCGGTGTCGTCAATGACGGCCTGGGGCGTGATGCCGGCTTCCTGCTGCGCTCGGGCATACGCTTCGTCATAGGACATTCCGCCCCTAACCAAGTCGTCCACCATCTGATTGATGCCGTTCATTTGGCTTATGGCGTCAAGTTGGTCCTGCGACATCACCGGCATGTCCGCGCCCTCACCATCGTCCACCGGCAGTGGCGCGAGGACCGTCATCGGAGGAGTCGTTCTGTTGTTTGTTAGTCCCATGGCTGGTTAGTTTCCGGTGCCGAAGATTGCGCTGGCGGGAGGAAGGTCGACGCGCGACGTTCCTGGGCCGCCCTGACTTGCGATATTGGCCGTATTCTTCGTGATTGCGCCGAACACAGGCGCATTTTGCTGCACACCAAGCCGCTGCTTCCCAAGCTGCGCGTTGGCCATCGCCGGCATCCACGATCCGAAGTTGTCGAGCATCATGCCGGCGTCGTAGTCGTCCATGTCGCCGAACATTGAGCCGTCCATGCCAAAGGTCTCTCCGGCCATGCCCATGAACTTTTTGAAGTTCTTGCCCTTGGCTTTGGTGCCCTGCATCTGCCCATAAGCCCCAGCCAAGCTAACCAAAGCCCCGCTAATGTCATTAGCCAGTTGGACCTTCGCCTGCGCATTCATCTGCGCCGAGTTGACAATTCCCTGTCCGCGGATCGCTCCGCTCGTATCGTTAACTGTTGGATTGTAAGCAAACATAGTTTTATTCCTCCGAGATTCCCGCCGCAGCCCGTGCCTCAAGGCACAGTTGTGATCCCGCCACAAACGCGCGGCAGGCGTTTGGTCGGTTGTTGTAAATTGAGCAAGAGACGCCGCATCCGACTTCGCCGGCCAGCGCCACGCAGCGGTTGTTGGTCGTCTTCATCAAAGGGTAGTCGTCTCTAAGCATCCATTGCGGGATGCCAGCAGCGTCAGATCGGTCTCGTTGTAAGACTGGCCAGCTCCACTTGTGACTGCAGCATGCGCCACACCGTTGACAGTCGAATCGCTCCATGTCGGGCGGAAGCCCTGCGCGTCGCTCTGCAGGTCGATGTATGGTGCTAGATGGCTGATGTTGTTCGTCTCGCATTGATTCTTTGGGCAATAGACGGTGCCTCCGAGGTGCCGGTTCACGCAGTTCCAGCAGACAGGGTAGTAGTCGCTGTTCGCGCTCTTGTCCTTCCGGTGGCGCCACACGCCGTCCGCTTTCTCGTAGCGGGTTTCGTCGTTGGGCACGCCTTCGGCTTCCAAGTAATTCCACACGTCCGCATCGCTCCAGTGGCGCATGGGGTAAAATTGAGTCGGAATGCCGGCCTGCACCAAAACGTCCTGCGCAAGCGGCACATGGCCTTTGATGAGGTCCACATCGGCAGACTTTTGGCCGTGGAAGGCGGCATCCCACGGGAAGTTAAACGTGCCGGTCGGGCGCTTCAGAGCGTCCAGCCCGCACAGATAGCGTCCGCTGGCCAGCTCCTCCGGCTGCGGTTCTTCAGTGCCAAGGCAGAGTGACATGACCTTGTTCGGCGCCATTTCGTAAAACTTTACAAAGTCAAAACGCGGGCTGCCGGTTTCGATGTCGTGTCCATCGGTGAGGGCGTATCCGCTTGGAGCGTAGTCATACATCTCTAGGTCCCATTGCGCCGCCAGCCGGTCGCTGTGGACATACCGAGTGCGGAACCGCGGTTCCCGCCACTGCACAACCGGCGTCTTGGCGCCGACCTTAAAGCGGATCATGTGCAGCATTGCTGTGCTGTCCTTGCCGCCACTCCAAAAAACGACAGGGTTGGTGCAGCCGTCCAGCCACAGCTCAACCTTACGACACGTCTCTGCGACTAGGTTTGTCATTAGATGGCAATGCCCACAACGGCCAGACCCGCCGCGGCACCAACGCCACTTCCGATCATGCCCATTGTAGCCGAGTTGTTGGCCGCGCCGGCCTGCATCCGCGCCGATTGCAGCGCTGACCGGTTGTTCATGAAACTGTTGTAGCGGCTGTCAACCATGTTTGCGTTAAAGGTTGCGGCGCCGCCGGCCAGCTCTTGCGCTCCGCGCCACGTCTGGCCCATCGCTGAAGTCAGGTTTTGTCCGATCCCGCCGCCGATACCCGCGTAGCCTAGCGCACGATATTGCGGGTCAATGTTCGCCCGCATCTGCGCGGCGCCTTGGTCAATGTTCGCGCCCTGTGCATAAGCATTAGCCGCGGATTGCTGCACCTGTGCGGCGCTGCCCAATAGTCCGGCGGCCTGACCGTAACGATTGAACACGTTGCCGGTCACCATTTGGTTGGTGCTGGCAGCGAAGTTCCGGCGGGCGCTCTCGCGGGCCTGTGCGGCGGCGTCACGGTTGAGAATTTCTGCTGCGGCGCTTCCCATCGAAGTGCCAAGGCCGCGAGCGGCGAAGGCAGAGCGTGCCGACTGCTGGGCATCGCGAGTCTCTTCGGCAGACAGCGAGCGGCCGAGAGCAAGTTCAGCTTCGGCTTGCTGGCGTAGAGTGCGCTCAATGGCCGTCTCACCGGATTGAGCTTGGAGCGAGCGGCCAATGCCTCCGATCTCACCGGCCATGCCGCGCATGTCGGCGCCAAGGCCACGAATGGTTGAGGCGTCACCGACAGTGCGGTTCACGCCAGCGAGCGCGTCACGGGTATATTGGTTGTCGAGGTTGGCGGCAATTTTCTGGACTGTTTCCAGTTGCAGCCGCTCTTGCTCAGGATAAGCCGCGACAGACGCCTGCACTTGCGCCGCCGCCGCTTCAGCCGCACCTTCGTTGGACGCACGCATGAGCGCGACGTAATCCAGCGGCTCCGCCTGTGGTGGCTCTGATCTTTTCTTAGATTTTTTCTTCTTTGCCATAATTTCTCCTCTTATTCATACATGACGTTAACCGATCCGGCGTCGAAGGCGTCGGTGCCGTTGACAGTGGTGACGAGCACTTGCGTAAGCGTGTCCGACAGCGTCTTTACGCCAGCGGTTTGAGACGTGCTTGAAGTGTTGTTGTCTGTCACAATTCCATGCGCGACCCATTTGTTGCCGCCCATTGAGTTTATAATCAAGGCGCCTGTTCTATTAGACCCTATGGTTCCGTAGCCTAGCGGAAAACCGGTTGTGAACGGACTTGTCCCGCTGACGGTTGGGCTGGCGGATTCTGTGGTCTGTATCACGCTTGAGACGTAGCCTGTCGCTTCAACGCCTCCAGCATCCCCTAGCTGAACTTGCACTCTGGTTGTGCCATTCGTGCTTACGCCGTCGAACATGACAGTGATTCGCTTCACCCATGACGGAATGCTTGAGAACGTAAAGCTGGTGCCGCTTGTGGTAGCTTGCGCGGTGCGCAGAGTGAGCGGCTGAGAAAGTTTTGCGGGTGTAACGTTGGCGTCCAAAATCTTTGCCGTGGTCACGCTGTCTGCCGAAAGATCGGCGGCCACGATGGTCCCGGCCGTCAGCGCCACGGTGGACTGCGCAAGATCATTAAGTTTCGCCGGGGTAACAGTCTCGCCAGAGATGAAAGTTTTGATCGGAGTGATAGTCAGGGTTGCCATAGTGTTTTAAGATGAATGTCGTGTTTCTGTTTGCGGCAGGCTTGCCATAGCGGCTTCAACCGAGACGTTGCGAATCTCGACGCCCGTTCCGGGGGCGCCCGTCACCGCGTCTCCGGTCGCCATCTCCATTTCGATGTAGTGCGCCTTTTTCCGAATCGGATTTTTCAGCGTGTAATCTTCAGATAGTCCGCTGGTGTTGGTTTGCCCCGGCACCAAAACAATCTCTTGGTCTGGGTTAAAAGTGTTGGCCTGCACGGAGATTTTCGCGGTGGCCGGGATGACCACATCGGCCAGCGAGCGAACGAAACGCTTGTTGTGCATGGTTCCCATGCCGTAACGCCGCGTAACAATGCGCCCCGGCACGCTCGACACGGTCGGCACAGAGGCATCGACATTCTCGTCGCCCGCTTCGACTTCGTTGAGCAGCATCAGCTTGCCGGCGCGGTTGCTAATCATCAGCCGGCGCTCGTTGGCCACATTGCTGACCAAGAAATCCCCGATGCCAAAGCCATAAATGTCCTGAGTCTCCCATTGCTCGTTGAGCTGATTGTAGATGAAGACGCCGTCCAGCGTGTCGCCGCCGGCCATCGGGACGGCGAGGTAGTAGCGGTTGTCGTGGTAGACAGCCACAGACTCCTCAATGAGGTTGGCGTTGAGCGTTTGAAGCTGGTTAGCAATCGGGTCGGAAAGCGGCAACGTCTGCCCGCGCAACTTGAGGTCAAGTTTGGCGTCAAGCCGGTAGACGCCGCTGTCAGAAAGAAAGTAAATAAATTGCCCCGCCGTGGCGATTGTCCGACGCGCCGCGCAGCCAATTTCATCGGTCAGCAAATCCAACCGGCTGACCGGAGTGTCGATGCTGAAGTCAGTGCCGTCCGTGCTGGCAAACTGATTGATCTGCGCCAACCACACCGACTTGCGGCAGAAGACCAAGAAGCTGTTGTCCACCCAAGGATGCACCGCAACGACTAGGTCGTTGCCGCCCTTGCCTACGCGGAAGCTGGACCAAAAGGGATCGTAGAGGTCTGGGTCAAGAACGTCCGAGATCATCACGTTCTGGCGGCCGTCAGGGATGATGAGGCGATTGTTGATGTAGCTTGCCCACGGCGTTGACCGCATGCGCCGGTAGGTCGGACCTTCGGCCGGCACGCCTGCGTCTGCCCGCACAAAGTCGCTGGCGGTCTCACCATCCCAATACAGCGGCGGCTTGACTCGGCGCACCTCAATGTCTGCCGCCGCCTCGCTTAACGTCCCGCTCGGCACCGTAATAGTGAAGCGGTCACTGTCAACGATGCTCTCAACGCGGTATTCGTGACCGGCAAAGGCCGCGACCGATCCGCCCTCAATGCGCACCGTGGCGCCCGTCAGATAACCGTGGGACGCCACATGCACCGTGGCCGTGGTGCCGCTTACGGCGATGCCTTCGGCCGTTGTGAAGCTAGTGCCCCATCCCGGCTGATTCCGGTCGGCCTCGCGCAGCAGATAGAGTCGGTCGTAGGCTTGCACCATGCTGACCGCGTCAGTCGGCTCAATGGTCTCGTCGGGAGAAGACGGGTAGGAAAGTGTTGGCGGAAGCACGATCACGAACAGCTCGTCGCCCAAGTCAGTCACCAAAGAGTCTGCGTCGCTCGCGCCTAGCACGGCGCCGGCGCCGGCCGCCGATACGCTGAGGGCGCTGTCAGTAATGTAGGTGTAGGCTGCGTCAGGTCCAGCCAGCACCACCGCTTCTGTCGCAATGCTCTCTTCCTGCATCAGCATGACCGCCGAGGCAAAGATGCCGCCGCTGTAGACCGCTCGGACGACAGGTTCATTCGGCGCGGGCTTTAGGTCGAAGTCCAAGCATAACGGCGTGCCGCTCACGCTGATGTCGCTGGCCAGCCGCTTGGCGCCCTTGCGCGTCACGGCTACGCCACGGTCCAACCGCATGTTCTGCGAGAGCTGGAGCATTCCAGCGGGCAGGGAAACAGGATTGATCCGCGAGGCATAGCCCGCGAATCCCATGTCGCCGTCGCGGATGACTTGGTCAGAGAGAGGCATATATTAGGCAGCAACAGCCTTAATTACCGCAAAGTTGATGTCGGGAGTGTCAGACGCCGTGCCCCCGGTTGTGCGGAAGGTGATCTCAAAACCGCCAGATGACACGGTCGTCACGTCTAGCAGGTACCTGTTCGTGCCAGCGCGCTGGTTGACAATGACGCAGTCGTTGGGGCCGACCGTGCTGTTGTTGACTGAGAAATTCGCCGCTGTTGCCGATCCCGCCGCCGTGAACATCGTGATGCTGCCGCACGTTTTGTTGATGGTCACAGGTGTGGTCCGACTGGTGGCCTGCGTCACCGTGCCGCCTGCACCAGTGGCATAGCCAACGCCAGACGAGCCGCTGCTGGTCACCGCTCCAGTGCTGGCCATTGAGGCAACGCTCGTTGCACCAGCGGACACGGCGCCGCACGTCAGGGCGCCGCCTGTCAGATTTAGCGGAGTGTTGCCCGCGCCTGATGCAATGAGTCCGACCTCCTGTAAGCTGTCGAGCAGGTCCGCTGTCACCGCCGGCTGATCGACCGGGGTGGCGTTCCAGAAGCCGAGGAGCTGGTTGGCGTCAGTTCCGATTCGCGTGCCAGTGCTGCTGCTGAGTGCGTTGTTTTTCTGCGCCCGCAAGCAGTCGCCCTTGAGTTGGCCGGCAGTGACCTTCTTGGTCACGCCGCTGTCGTCAATAACGAGATTGTCGCTGTCGTCCGGGGTGGCGCCGAGCGCGGTCAGTTGGTCGATTGTTTTGGTTGCCATAAGATTTAATCGTTGTTGACTAGAACGTAGCTGAGAGTTTTGGCGTTGTTGCGTTTGAGTTCGGACTCAGTGAGGGCGATGAAGGCGTCCCACTGTTGAGGCGGGATCGTCTGGCAGCCCTCCGAGCTGGTTGTCGTGCGGCCGCCTTTGTGAATGTTAATGGCGAAGTGTCCGGTCTCTTCCTTGTCGCCACGCATGACCGTCACTGGACCAGCCTGCACTAACGCCTTGTAGGGATTGCCGCGACTGATGCCGTGCTGCCCTATTTTGTAGCGATAGACACCGGCCTTGAGCTGGGCCATGGGCTTGCGGGCGTTGGCGTTCCAGCCGAGGCGGGACGGATCAACGTTGGCGTTCCAAGCAACGTGCGCGTTGGGCGAAACAAGGATGATAGCATCATCATACAAGCCAACGTCATTGCCCTTGGCGCCCATCGTGTTGCTGTAGTAGCCACGAATGCCGACCAAGCACACCGGATCGCTGACACCAGCGGACTTTAACTGCCGCTCGGTGTCTTGCCGTTGCTGCTGTGGCCGGTCTTTTGGAATCATCGCGTCTTCAGTTCAGCACCGGCCAGATCAACGGTCTTGGGGCCAACAAAGCCGTCCACCGCGAGCTGGGTGCTCTGGCTGTAGGCATTGAGCATCTTTTGTAGCTGTGTGCCGTAGTCTTTAAGTATGTTCGCTGGTAGCTTGGTCACAGCGATGTCAATGACCGCCCAGATAATCCCGGCGAGGACGGCTTCATTCAGGCCGAGGGCCGCGACATTAAGGCCCAGCTTTTGCGAGACGTAGGTAATTGCCGCTGCGGCCAGCGCCGTGACGGCTTTTTGGACGATGGGGCCGCCGCGACTAAGCAGCAGTTTGACTAATTGTTTTTCGATAAAAGATTTCATTCGGGTTTTCTCCATTCCTTGTAGCTGTCGATTAGATTGCCCACGTTCGGGACGTAAGTGACCATGACTTTGATGCTGCCCCAGTCGCCCGGTTCCGCGCTGGCCGTCTTGACCGGCGGCAGCGGTATGCTCACGCAGCCACCAAGCAACAGCGTGGCGGCCAGCGTAAGCGCAAAACTCGGGCGGCACGTCATTAGAGGCGGGCGTTGTTGTCCTTGGCCTGCACCAAGCCCCAGCCGGCAAGGATCGAAGTGACGATCAGCCCTAGGTCAGGCAGTGCGTCAGTGGCGAGGTATTCTTTGGCGCCGGTGGCGACGGCAATGATGATCGTCAGCACGCCGATGGTCGTAGTTTTCCAGTTACGCATATTATTTTTGCTTCTTCTTTTTGAGGTCGTGAAGGACCGAAAGTAATGTGACAACGCCGACCGCGAGGCCGACACAAAGACCGGCGACTCGGAGGTAGACCTCAAGCTGCGAGACCATAGAGACGGCCGCCGAGCCGAGGCTGGCAAATGTCCCCAGCACTCCGCGCTCAACCGTGCTCATGTGGCTATGCAGCAGGCTCATGGCTATTTGCGGTAGGCAATGACTGTGCCCGAGTGCAGCTTGATCGCACTGAAGAAGCCGTCGATGGTCGTGCCAGCCTTGATCGTGTGCGCGGAGCCTGACGAGGCATTGGCAGCTCCCGTGAGGTTGCCGGTGAGGACTTCAAACTTAGTGTCGGTCATCACGTCGATAGAGACGAAGTCGGCGCTGACTTGGGTTGTGTCGGCGATGCTGACGGCGCCGGACGTGCGGTTCGTGATGCGTGAATTAGGGAATCCCATAGTGTTGGTTAGTTAGTATTGGTTGACGCGAGCCGTCCATGTGGATGGCTGGCCCTGCTGGAAATAGTATTTGTCGCGCTGGGAGATCAGCTCGGACTCTGCGAGCTGTTCCATGGCGAGTGCTTTGTCGGTCTGTCCGTCCTCTTGGAGCAAATCTGCACTCAGCATCAGGCCGACTGCTTTTGCGATGACGCTAGGAACTGTCGCGGAGAGGTTGCTCGCGCTGTATTCGGTCGGGCGGATGCGGAAGTTGACGTAGACGGTGGTCGGCAGGTCGGTGCTTTGCGGGAAACGGACGTTGTCGCCAAGGAGCGTGTAGCCGATGGCGCGGGGTGAAACGTGTGTCGCGGGGTTGTCGCGGAGGACACCAAACACTTCGCCCATGGCGGTCTGGCCGCTCTGCTCGTAGGGAATGAAGTAGCCGGTCGTGTCGTTGCCCTCGACGGTGCGTTCCTCGACGCGCATAAGCTCTGGCCAGTCAGCCCACTCCCAGCAGTCGCTGATGCGCTCGTTGGCGGCGGCGACCATCATGGTGCGGGCGCCGGAAGGGATGGCGTCGATGGTGGACGCATCGTTGCCGACACGCTGCCATGCGCGGAGCAAGATAGATTGGAGAGTTACTGTGCGCATTAGCTGTTGAGTGCGTTCATGGCCGACTGCACGGCGGCTTCAAAGGTGACGCTGGGATTCGGCCACGATGCTTGCGGCGCCGGATTGGCGGCGAACATGGTGAGGATTGTTTGCAAGTAGGCTTCGACGGCGTCCAGCTCGGCGCAGGTTTTGCCTGCGGCGGCGAGGGACTGGCGCAGATACAAAAGCGTAGGCTGGCGGTTGCCGCCGAGGCCGACTGCATCGAGGTGTTCTTCGGCGGTGACGCTGGGCGGCGGCGTGGCGATAAGCGTGCGGCTGGCGGCGTCCCAGATAAGAGTGCCGTTTTGCAAGCCTTCGCCTTGCGCGTCAGTGAGCGGGAGCGCGGTGATGCCTGCGGGGAGCGGATCGGCGATGACGGTGCCGATGCTGACGCTTTGGCCGCTTTCGGTGTTATAGAGGAGGTGCCAGTTGTTCATGGTCAGACTTTCGGAACGGCGATGATGCAGGCGTCGTATTTGCTGGGGTTCGCCCCGATGTTGTGGCGGATGGCGAGGCGGCTGCCGGTGGGGATTTCTCGGCCGAAGGTGTTGAGGCGCAGGGCTGGCACGCTGAAGTTTTCAGTGGCGCCGAAGGCGAAGTTCAATTCGCCAAAACGGACTTCGCTGCCAGCGGCGCCGACGCCGATCTCGTAGACGGCATCGCCTTGCGAGGCGGTGTCGGTGTCGCTGGCGGACGGGGCGATAACGAAGGCGGTGTAAGGTTGGCTGGTGCTGCTGACGATCTGGACCCAAGTGCCCGATGCGCCGCTCATGGCGGTGCCGGTGCTGGTGGCGGTGTCAATGCCGAGAACATCCACAGTGGTCGGGATGAGGGCGGCGTCGGTGGCGTTGAGGCACTGAAACTCGCGCACACCAAGGGTTGCGGTCTGCGAGGCTCGGACGCCTTGGACGCGGGCAGCGATGCGGCTTCCTGATGCGATTTTGACGGGGATACGAAACGTCATGCTGGAACATCCGCCGACAGCGATGTTCGGCACGATGACTGTCTCGCTGCCAGCGGCACCAACGCCGATGTCGAGCAGGGTGGCGCTGTCGGCGGTGGAGACGTTGACGCTACTAACGGCGAAATTTAGCATCGTGGTCTGCGCGCTGGTGGAGGCGATGACCTGCGACCATGAGCCTTTGGTGTGCGGCGTGGCCGAGGCGGTGAGCGTGACGCCGCTGGTGTTGTAGCCTGCGTTGGTGAACTCGTTGCCGTAGAACCACGGCTTGTCCGCGAAGAGCGGCGTGGCACCGAGGTAGGCTTTTTGCAGGCTCAAGGACATGGCTTACGAGGGGTCGGTGATGAGGTAGAGGGTGGTGGCGTCGGGGCTGCCGATGGCGGCGTATTCGGCGGTGGTGAGGCTGACGATGTTTGTGACTACGTCGCTGCCGCTGCCTGCGGAGGTGTCGCTGACTACGTTGACGCCGGAGCGGTCGGCGGCCGTGAGCGTGCGGGTCGTGCCGGTGGTGATGCCGGAGAGTTGGAACTTTAGATTCTTGGTGGCGTCTCCGTCGTCGTAGATAAGGAACGAGCTGTCGCTCATCACGTCGAAGAAGGACGTGTCGGTGAGCTGGTAGTCGTTGTCGCGGGAGGCGCCGACGATGGCTTTGCGCACATAGACGCCAGCCTGTTTGTAGGACGAAAAGGGCCACGTTCCGGAATTCGACCGGACCAGCCAGCGGCTATCCAGCGCGGCCGTGCCGTCGAGCGGGAGATCCGCATAGGTTGCCACTTCGCCTGCGAAGAAGGCAGATCCGCCGCCGCCTCCACCGGAGCCGGTGAAGTCGAAGTTGCCTGTCAGCGGATTGAACTTAATGGCCATTAGCTGCGGGTCACTGTGGCGATCTTGGCGTCATCCGAGGACGGCGTGCCGCCGACATAAGTGAATGTCAATGTGGCGACTGTCTGGCTGCCTTCTTTGTAGACTACCGTGGAAAGATTGTTTGTCGTGGAGACGTAATTCAGCTCAACCGCGTTGTGCTGCGGGATGTTTAGTCCGGCGATGTTTCTGACTGAGACGTTGGGATGCATGGGCTAAACTCTCTAATTTCGCTATAAATTAGGCGGCGGGTTGGGCGGTCATGCCGAGTTGCTGGTCTTGGGCCATCTTTTGGAGCGCGGGTTGCGCGCCGGTGCGGCCGATGACGGCGTTTTGCTGTTGTTGCAACTGGAATTGGAAAGCCTGTGCGCGGGCGTCGATCATCTTGCGGAAGATTTCGTCCTGCTGGTAGCGCTGCTGGACGGCGGGGTTGGACTGAATGATTTGCTGCAAGGTTTGCAGGCGGACTTGGGCGTTTTGTCCGCCTTCTTTAAGCGGCGGCTCGGTGCCTGCGGCGATTTTGGCGAAGGCGGTTTGTTCGTCTTCTTGCTCGGCCTGGGTAGCGGCGCCGATGTCCTTGATGAGGATGCCGGCGAGATTTGGGTCTACTGCCTGCATCATATATTGGACCAAGCCAACTCGATCGATAACGCCGAAGCTGTCCAAGGGAACCAAGACTTTGGCGAGGTAGTCTAATTTGGCGCCGAGGGCTTCGGAGTCGAGCAACCGGGCGTCGAACTCGCAGGTCACATCGAAGCGGCCGCGGATGTCGGCGGGGCTGGCAGTGAGCGGGAGATTGGGGTTGCCGGTGACGCGGGCGACTTCTTCCGCGGTCATATACTGCTGACAAAGAGCGAGCGTCTGGACGAGGCAGAGCTTCATATCGAGGAGCCACGAATCGACCAACTCCTGGGTGTGCAGCATGTAGCGTTGCGGCGGGACGGCTTCGCTGATGCGGCCGAAGTAGTTGTCCACATCGTTGCGGATGGACATCTCGACTTCGATGCTGCCGGCGTCGGGCTGCGGCGGGTTCATCCAAGTGATCTCGCCGGGGCGGCGCTCGGGGATCTGCACGCCCGGTCCCATGATGAGGTCCATCTTGCCGCGCGCGGCGGGGGTTTTGAGCGGGGGCAAGGTGACAATGCTGGCGCGGTCGCCTCGCATGTCGCGTTGGATTTTGACTTCTTCCTGGGCGGTCTGGACGATCTCCGGCACGCCGCGGGACTCCAAGATGGGGCGTGAGGCGCGTTCGCGGGGCAGCTCGACGAAGGGATAGAGCGCGTGGGCGTAGGGCAGGATGTCGTGGACGGCGGTGCGGTCGGGAACGTGGTAGCTGAGGACGGTGCGGGTGACGCGCATCGCTTTGGTGCGGTCGTCGTGTTCCTTGCGGTAGACGTGCCAGATCTCGATCATGTCGCGCTGGTGGTCGTAGAGGAACTGGTCGCTGCGGTGGAGGTTCAGCGAGATGCGGCGAATGTCGCCTTTCTTCTCCACGACTTGCTCAACCCATTTGTCGTCCCAGCCCTCGACAGCGGCACGCTCGCGCAACTCCGGTTCGGTCATTAGCTCGCGTCGGGCAACGAACGCGGCACGCTGTAACGAGTAGGTCTGGGCGGGGAAGATGATGTCTTCCCATGGCTCAAGCGCGGTCCACTGGGGCCGGCTTTCAAAAACGTAGGGCTGCTCCCATTCGACGAAGCCGCGTTCGCGGAACTGTCGGACTTTGGCGGTGCTGCCGAGTTCCGGGATGACTTCGCCCATGAGCTGCGCGGCGAGTTCTTCCTGCTCGGGGTCGAGGACGACCTCGAGGAGGGCTTGCAGGTTGGGGTCTTGGGACTCCTGCAGCATGGCCATGGCGCCTTCCATGGAGAATGACTTGATCTCGGTGCGGGTGGTCTTGATCCAATCGACGGCCATGACGGCCAAGCCGTAGGTCTCGCGGAAGTTGGCGGCGAGCTGCACTTCGCGCCGGAGGTCATCCAAGACGTGCTGGAAGAGGAGCCACTTGAGGACGGACTCCGCGGCGCTGCGCTTGTCGATGTCCATGGACTCGACGGGCTGGACCTGGACGCGCGCCTTGAAGAAGGCGTTGGTGAGCATGGCAACGTGGTCGCGGACGATGGTGTCGGCCATGCGCACGCGCGAATCGAGGGACTTGTCCCATGGGAATGGGCGCTTGCCGAGGGCTTCTTGGTGTTTGCGGCCGTCGTCGGTCTGGCCGGCCCAGATGCAAAAGCGGGTGTTCCAGTTGCGGAGCTTGCGCTGGACGTAGCCGCTGCCATCGGCGTCGGCCTCATCGATGTCCGAGAGGATCTCGGAGATTTTATCGCGGTCAGGTGCTTTGATCATTTAAGGGACAAGCACCGTGGTGCGGCGCGGGGTGTAGTGGACGGCGGTCTCGGGGTGGCGCTTTTTGAAGTCATCGCGCCAGCCTTTGTCGGCCCAGCACCCGGGTTCGGTTTTTTCCCAAGCCCAGTAGACATCGGCGTCGATGCTCATGGTGTGCTGGCCGATGCCTTCGACGGCGCATTGCTCGAGGCGCTCGTTGGCCTGCGCGATGCGCTGCTGCTCAAGGCCGGCCATGACGGCCTTGGCGTTCCAACCTGTGAG